TCACCGCCCGCTACCAATTAATGCTATTTTGTAAACAATGTCTGGGTTTCTTCTCAGAATTATTCCATGCTTGTAGGCTGTTCTAAACACATTAACGCCCATTGCTTCTGGTATCAGTGTATAGATGCACTCAGGGTAATAATTATGTATAAAAGATTCACATTGCATTCGCAGTCTCCTCTTAACACCTCTCTGCCAATAGAGATTGCACCTTGCCTGCCTTTCAGTCCAAACATTCTTATATGTAGTAGGACAGTAACACTTTTTCCGGAGCCGTAAAAAACGGTTTTGGATTTCCTTGTACTCGGCATTCTCGGGGTTGAGCCATGCGCCTTTCATTTCGCCATTGATATAAATGAAAAGCTTTAGCTGTAAATCAGACACTCTATGAGCTGTGATGTGTACGGTATACCCGTCAATAAATAACGTGACCACTCCATCGCCGCTGATAGCTACTCTTTTAATCTCCATCCATTCATCTTTTGTCGGTTTCATCTGCATCTCCAGGCTGCTCATCAGATATTGATTACCACATCAACATGATCCCGGCTCTTAACCGGGATTTCGCTTTGGAGAAAGCGACTATATAGCAGTTACCCGATCCAGGGCATAACAACCACTTATGCCTTCCAGACAGATAGCTGGCGTATGTCCACCAAGAAGAACCGCGGCAGATGTAGTTACTGTTTCTACTTCGGTTTTGTTATCCTTACGCACCATAACTTTCTGCCCGATGCGATAATCGCGGTTCCAGTCTTCAACCATTTTCTTTTTTGTATCACGCATCAAGTGAACCATATCAGCCCTCCTTACAGCGCTGCAATATCAAGATTGATCTGTTTGTAATCGCCGTTATCCTGGCGCTTATAGGCTCGTATATAGGCTTTTGAACCTGCAATCTGCAGGCTATCGGAAATGGCCTCCATTGCCTGCAGCCATCGTGGATCTTTGATATCAATCCGGCGAAGGCCCAGGATACGCTTTGTATTCACTTTGCCTGTCTTGTCAACTTCGAAGGAATAGTTTATAAGTGCTCTTACTTCAGCCTTGCTTTCTGAAGCCCAATCTCTGATACAACCGTCAATCAGTTCCTTTGCTGCCTGCAGGCGTTCGTCGAAAGTAAGGGTCTCGGCGATCGCCACGATCAACCGGTACTCTCCATCGTAGGTCTGGAGGGATAAATTTCCTTTTATTCCGCCGAGCTTTACCTTGTACTTCTCGGCTGATAAAGCGACAAACGCCTGTATATCGCCCATGGCTTTTTCTTTAAATTCGGCCAGAGTTTTTGAAAGCTCATTTGCCTTGGCAATAATTTCCCTGACCAGACTATCACGAGTCTTATCGATTTCCTTTACAACTTCCTCCGGCACGAGCCTTCCGTGCGCGTCCATCATATACCCTTTAGGTACAGTCTTAACCATTATGAGCAGCCTCCATAGCAACGGGTTTATCGTTTCCTATTACTAACACATCAGCGGAATAGCCCGACAACAACAACTGCGAATGCATAAGCATTGTCATGGCATCGTCGTTGCCGGTATTGTCAATGTTCACAGTCAGCCTCTGATCTAACGGATTGTAAACAGAGGTAATTATAACCAGCTCCGGGTTATGCGGAATAACCGGCATTCTGACTTTTTTACTTATTGTCGCAGACATTTTTCTCCTTTGCATTTTTCATGGCTAACAGGGTGTGTCTTACTTTCCCGACCATTTCTTTAGGCAGCCATTTCAGGCAGCCAACCCCGAACCTGTTTCGGATAAATTTGTCGAATACAGCGTGTTGTTCTCCTGCAGGCAGGAAGGAAACCTCGCGCCAGATCGCCAGGAGCATGCCAGCCTGCTTTTTTGTGCAAAGCCCAGGCCGATCTTCGCCTGCAGGAACAATTTTGCCTTCCTTAATACCCATTCTGACCAAAGAATCGATCAGCTCGCGAGCCTGGTTGAATGTCAGGTCTTTTGACGAATCGACATTATAATTGCTTACCAGGAGATGCCGGTAATCGTCATCGGAAAATCCCAGGCGGGATTTCAAAGCGTGTACCGCTTTCACCTGACGAAGCGATATCATATTCTCCTCCGTGCACGCAGACGCTTATCAACAATTACCATTGCTGCGCATATCAATATCGCTCCGAACCATACAGTTACAAACGCAACTGTGAGCAGGGTGTTTCCGAACAGGTCGCTTACAGAAACCAGGATCGGGTGACAAGATGCCACTACGATCCAGAAGAGTATTATCAGAAACGCTCTCATATGGCCAGCATCCCAGCACACTTTTCAATTAATGCCGGAGTAATGTCTACCCCGTTTTCCTGTGAAACGCGTATAGTATTGTAAATCAGCATGAAAAGTGTCCGACCATTCTTCTGGCAGTAAGAATAATAGTCTTTACAGATGCCGTTAGCATCAGGGAGATGAGCCTGAATAATACTCGCCGCATCATCTTCTGTAATAGGAGATAGCTGAGCATGTCCGCCGATGCGGGTATAGAGCTGCGCGAATTCCCCTTTGGATCCACGAATATTTTCAACCAGAACCGGTGCCCCGGCCAATACCAGACCGATACGGGTTTTATCGTGGAGTCTGCGAAGCAGCTCCAGGGATTCATACCCGAGACGGTCAGCCTCATCGATAATTATTACCCGATTAGAACCAGTAAGAGATGTAATGATTTCCTGAAACATGGAGTGCTTTGTCCCGTGTCCACCATAACCCAGTGTTTTATGCAGATAAGAAATCAGGATCTTGCAGGTGAATGTTGAATCTGTTTCGATAAAAATGGACCCGGAATGTCGAGCTGCATATTCGCGCAGCGCTTCGGTTTTCCCGTAACCACTTTCACTTGTAATAAGAACTATTTTGTGGTCAATTTGGGCACGGCGGACCATCCCGAACACAACCTTTGCATTCTTAATTGGAACAAACGGAATGTCTACGGCACGCAGCGAGCACTTTTCTTTTTGCAGGGAAAGGTATGATTTGACGGCTGCGTCAATATCAGCTATATTTCCCTTATAAATTCCTCTCAACCACTGGCTGAGAACGGCCGATGAGTATCCGATATCCTTAGCGATTTTAGTGGCACTGATACCGGTATTCTGCATGTGGTTCTGCAGCTGCTCTTTTAGTGTCATTAAACGACTCCTTTTAAGGGGTTGATGAAGGGGGATGAATGTCGGTTCATCCCCCGTTTATTTACAGTTAAAAATTGACGGCCTTAGTTCCCCACAAATCAATTTCAGAAAGCGGATCCCGCGATTCTTTTTCCATAATATCTTCATCAACGAAATCGAGTGCCGGGGCCTTTTCTCTTCTTTTATTTTCAGCGATTACTCTGTCCATCGAAGTAATCAAATAGTTCTCTACCGCTTCGGGATCCCTTGGCGTATAACCGCGTGCCGCATTAAGAGCAGCTATACCGGCAATACGGTTTTCCACAAATTCACTATTATCTGTAGAGGCAATGGTTCTGGCAATATTTTTAACTGATTTCTCGACATACCTTTTGCGGCGGATCCGTTCCTCAAGCTCGGCTTTCTGAACCGGTGTACGTGCAAGGGCAGATACGTTTCCGTCAAGCTCGGCGGTTCCCAGATAAGTACCGGTACCATCTTCCCAGAAGAATGCCTGGGAATAGTCTTCTTCCAGACGGCGCATACGGACCAGTGTTCCATTATATGAAGCCATCCAAGGAGCGTAGTACCTGACATCGAGCTTTTTATCTTCAACCACAGATTTCCGGATCCGTATTGGAATTGACAGCGGAGAGCAAAACATTTTCAGCGCCTCTGCACTTACCTTGTGAGCGCGTCCATCTCTTATTGCCAGCGGCCATTCTGAGTTGAATAATTCATCCGGACAACATCCCTGGTGAGCTTTGCCATTGATAGTATCGCGGTTATATATCTCAATAATGTATCTATCAAAGGCAGTCTGGAATTCTTCAACTGTCCAGACTTCACAACGTTTGATCTCATCTTTAAGAGCATCAGGACGCTGTGTTATATCAGGTCCGCGATAACCGGTACAGTGGCGTGAGAAACCGCTGTTTATACGTCCAAAGGTACGCTCACAGATTTTGGATTCAGGGTTATAGGGCCATGCAAAGTGAACAGATATTTTCAAGCCCGGATCCGCAAACAGGGAAATGGACTCCATCTCATTTACAGTCACCTTATGCCAGGCATTTACCACCCGACCACCGGACAGAGATTTGCACCGGTAGTCTTTACCGTTGTCAATTATGACATCGGAAGGAATGCCGTATTTTTTAGCGGCTATATAAAAGGATTTAAAGATGTGTGAGGAATTCGGAGCGTCAAGGTGGATATCCCATCCGAGCCATTTCTGAGATTTAGCATCCACCCATACAGTGATCCATAAGAAATGCGTAAGACCATCAGGAGTTTGAACTGCAACGTCAGATTGAACATGATCAGAAACCCATACTTCACCACAGAGAATGTCATCATAATGCCTGCTGATACTGTATCCGTATCTGGCCTTCCATTTTGCAAGGCCATTTCTCATAAAGAATATGACGCTTTCAGAATACCTTGATTGCAGCTTGCGATAGAAGGATGTGTGGGATGGGAAATTGCTGAGATCTAAACCAGGCGATTGTCTGCTTACTGCACCTACCACATTTTTCCAGCAACTGTAGGTAGATGGTTGACGCTGTGTAAGGTATTCGCGCTCGAATAGTTTAGCCCAGTCATCTGAAACTGTTGATGGCCGTTTCCCCCACTGAGGCCGGATCGCCTGAACAGAGCACCCCGCGTCCTCATATTTCGCCTTTATGCGCATATAGCTGCTATATGACCAGCCATATTCCGGATGCTGTGCAGTCCAGGACGCAAGAAACATTTTCAGATCTTTACCTTTAAGAGTCTTTGCAACCTCATACAAAACAACAAAACGCTGAACATATTCCCGTTCCCATTCTGCCATGCTGGAAACCATTGCAGATTCTGTTTCCGGGTCCGGCAGGGATTCGGGTTCTGTCTGCGCTGTCTCGAAATTCTCAGACCAGTATTTCTGTTTGCAATGCTCGGGCAGTGAGCTCAACGCAACTTCATATGTATAGCCGGTCTTGCCCACAGATGGAACTTTACGAGCTATAAACTGGCCGGAGGCACACTTGAGCTTCAGGGTACTGAGAGGGATACCAAGCTTTTCAGCATCCTTCAGGCGCAGCCATGTTTGTTCAACAGTCATTCTGAAATGCCCTCCATAGCGAACGGAAACAATTACTCCATTTTTCTGCCGAGAAAAGATGTAATAACCCGTCGATGATCCCCTGGTTGATAAGATTTACCCGCCCAATCATTTCAACTGCAGGCTGAACGTGCGCTCTCTCTCTCAGAAAGACGTTGACAGGAGCGGGCTGAAAGTGGAGACCTCCGAGGGACGCGTTCTGGAAAAAACAGTACAGATTGGCGGAAGAGATGTCACTGTCACCGGGTTTAAAACCGGTACTCTCGGGAAAGACGGCAAGGAAGGAGTTTACTGGACAGAACCAGGCTGGGATTACAATCCCGGCAAAACGAAATTTGTGCCGGACCTGAAAAAATATGACCAGGACATTGCGGCTCAGTTTAAAAAGGTTCAGGACAAATATTTTGAAGTACCGAAATATGAGCCGCTTTTAAAACGCCTGCCTGTTAAGTCCTCAAAGGACATAGAGCCGTTGCTTGCTCAATACAGTAAAGAGAATCCGGATGTCTTTCAGTATGGGTTTAAAAATGTCCAGTTTCCAAATTCAAAAAAATTCCTCATGGCAACCGACACTCGTGGATCGATCAAAATATCTACCGCAAAATCGCCATCTGGAATGAACCCCAAAGCAGATCTTACGGCTGCTCTCAAAAAACTCAGCACCGGCCAGGAGCTGTCATTTACAGAAGAGTACTCTATCGAGTCACTGTGGCACGTGATTCTTCATAACAGAGCGACTGGTCAGCAGTATGTTTCTCAGTTTTCAATTCAGCACATCACCATGGAAACTCTTAACCAGTTTGTTGCCAGACACACCTACACAGAATTCCTGGAAAAACTTGGCGGGAAACCTGCACATGCATCCAGGATATTGAAGGAAGGAATAGGTTATAGGTATAGGGTTGAGAATTTCCGCTCACTGCTGCAGGAACTGAAGATTGACGAAGCGGCTATTCTGGGCAGGTTGAGAAACATCTCGTTTACAAGCAAGTGGAGGGATATACCCATTGATGTATCAAAGGAGCTCGGCGCTTATTCAAGAATTGAATCGGCAAAAATCGAAAGATGTCTGGCTGTCTTAAGGAGTAAAAGCGGATCCGGATTTATTGAGGCTGTGAGGCAGATACTGAAATGATATCGTTCTGCTGCAGATCTGCTTTCAGTCTACGGTCTTTAACTTTATCGAGGAATTTCTGTGCGGTTGTCTGATCGTTCCGAAGCATATATAAATGGTAAATCTGCCCGTATTCGCCGTCGCTGTTCATCGGCAGCGCCAAATACTCGTCTTTTGAGAATACCATGCCAAAAATGGTCTTCTGTTCGGAATCGGTTATCGCATGATCAAATACAGTTTCCATAATCCTAATTATAAACCCGAAACGGGGTGTTTGTCAAATTTTTGTGGAGACTGTGCTATGAAACCGCGCTCCGCCCGAGACTGCATGCAGGGCCAGTGTCCATGCCCAGAAATCGTCCGCGTGCCCTATTTCCTCTGTCCGGTCTGCATCAAACCTGACATTACCTGCAGTGGTCACTTCTTTTTGAATTGAATGAAACGACTCCCTGATTATTTCCTCATCCGGAATCCGTGCATAACGGTCCTCAATCAGGCTCTTTCCATTTACAGCCAGATCTTCTTTTACCTTGTTAGTCATGGTGACGCCTTCAACACGGAATGTGCCGTGTTTTTCCTGGCATCGCTCTGTTACCGGCAGTCCCATTCCCGATTGATCGATGCACATCCGGCGGAGGTTTCGCAGACTCATAACTTTGTCTGCAAACTCATATTGAATAGAAAACCTGGTCTTTTCCATCCGGTGGATATATCTTGACAATCGCAATGGTCCCAGTTTCTGGATAATATGCACGACAGACAAATCTTTTTTCCGTGCGACATCCCAGCCCGCATACAGCTCTCCAGGAAGAAAACAAAGATGTTCAAACGGGAGCAGAATGCCGGGGGTTTCAACCGGGGTCAGTAATTCGTAAGGCAGAAACGCAGTTGTGCTGTCCTGCGGATTACAGCAGTAATCCTCCTGCCAGATCTCCTCAAGGCGGCAGTTCCGTCTGACTTCCTCAAGCCATGACTGGCGTTCCTGGTCTGTTGTCGGTCTGCCGAATATCTTGTCAACCAAACCCTCGGCAACTGCCAGCTGGATCGGAATACGGTGCAAAGCCCAGCCGGTTTTGCCTCTGAGTGTGTCCTGGACAAACTTGTAGAAAAGAGATTTCTTCCCTTTGTGAGTTGATAAAATGCGGATCGGGTAACCCCAGAGGGCGGCTGGCTGGGCTCCTGACCACATCGCGATCTGGGCCTTATGCAGGGCGGCCTCATCCCAGACGATTTTCCCGCCCTTGGAATTGAAGGCTGTAGGGGCTGACGACAGGGAATGAATTTTCTGGCCGTCTTTGAGTTTGATTACCCTTGCGGTAATCCCCTCTTTTTCGTCAATTACTTCCTCGTAAGGTTTCGATGCCGCAGCATTGAATACACGCAGCCAGTATGCGCAGTAATCGATGTACTCTTTACCGGCGTCTTCGTCTTTTGATGAAAAGTAAACCTTCTCAACCGGACGTCCCGGAGTGTATTCTCGCTTGATGACAACATCTTCGACGTCCTCATAAGACTGCATGTAGGTGCCGCCGATACGGCGGGACTTCTCAACGATCTTATATCGCGAGTGATCGTTCAGGTACCGGATCTGGTACGGAAGAAAAAAAGACAGGTCGCTCATTTGCGGTTCAACCCCAGTACATCACGAACGCGATCTGCCAGAGCCTGGGGGTTGGCTTCTCCAGATGTTTCAGTTTCCGAATCCCCCTGCTTTGCGTTCGCTTCGTATTTCTGTACTTTTTCCAGTTTGCCCAAAAGCTGGTTGAATGCATACATCCGGCCCGGATCCACCTGGCGCCCGTTGTTCCAGTCATCAAGGATAGTATCCATCAGCTTGTCAACAAAGGCATGGAGCTTTTCCTCCAAGGATGCCCGCCGGGTTTTAAATGCCTTGCGGCGGTCTCTCCAGTTGCCTTTGTCAGCCCAGAGCCGCAATGTCTTTTCAGATACGGGATACGCCCGCGTTATTTCCTCAAACGACATGTCTTCGGAAACATAGCACCGTTCGCAGTCCTCGTAATATTCCTGTATCTTGCTCATTTTTCGTTCAGGGCTTTTTTGAGGGATTCAATTTGTCCATGCAGCTCACTCATCCGGTGAACATTTTCTTTCAGGCGCTCCATCGTCTGTGATGCCTCATCGACATTCAGCTTTGTCACGTCCTTCTCGTAGAGGTCAATCAACTGGCGGATCTGAATTATCGCTCCCGATACCAGGATATCAAGGTCGTCAAATTCCTTCCGTGCAGAGGAAAGCTTTGTCCTGAGCTGAGATTGTTCGTGGGATATCATTGCATCACGCAGATCACTTGACATTTTTATTTATTCCTTTCCTGTAGGTGAAAACAGTTATTCCCTCGGGCAGATAAGTTTACCATCTATTTTCGAATTAAGGGCCTGCAGCAGGTTGGCGTGAAGCTCACCGACCTGGACTTCCCGTTCAAGAAGCCTCATTAATCTATCGGTATCTTTCGCGTGAGATTCAGCCTGCCGCACTAATTCCTCTTTATGCTGCAGCATAACGCTGTCCCATTTTTTCATGTGCTCATCAGCTTGATCTTTGCGTTCGGAGCGGTCCGCTTCCCGTTCTGCCTGTTGATCAAGCCGCTGCTTTTCCCACTTGGCGTTTTCAGCCTTATGTGTCAAATACCAGATAAGCAGAATAGCGGCTGCGGTTATCATGTTGAGAGCCAGCATCTGTTTAATTCCTAAACCAATCAGGTTAGCTTCCATCAGGTTCCTTTGCGAAAAGGTCATGCGCAGGTATGTGGATGCTATCGCATCCACATATAACATACCACGTGATGTGCTGAAGAATTTCCGGAACCTGTTCCGTAAATCTGCAGCTGGATTTTGTGGTAGATTTTTATTGTGATCTGAAAAGTGACTTGTAAATCGCGTTTAAAAAGGGTTTAAAAATGAAGTGGTTCGAGCTTGCAAAAGTAGGAAAATACACTGACCGGTTTGGTCAACTTGTCGATCTTACAAAAGAAAAGCTGAGAGCTTGTGCGTCAAGCTACAAGCCGGACATGTACCAGGCACCGATAACTGTGGGGCACCCTGAATCGCAGAAAGAACCGGCCTGGGGCAGGGTTGCTGCTTTGAAGTTTGATGAAGCAACTGAAACTCTCCTTTTTAAACCGGCACGGCTGGTCGCTGAGTTTGCGGAAATGGTTAACAAGGGAATGTATACCCATGTATCCGCCGCATTCAATTCAGATAACTATTCACTTAATCATGTTGCATTCTTGGGTGCTAAGCCTCCTGCAATCAAAGGCATGAAGGAAGTGATGGCAGTAGAGTTTGCGTCTGCTCCCGATCACCTGGTAATCACTGACTGCTCTGATGTTGTAAAGCCATGGATCGGTAGAGTTGAATTTTCCGCTGAACGCGATAGCTGGATTTTGTGGCAGATCAAAACCCTGGGCCGTATAGCCCGCCGTCTTCGTGACCATGTTCTTGAGCGTGACGGTGCAGAGAAGGCGAACGCAATTGTTGCTGAGTGGGAAATTGAGCAACTCGTCAGTGAGCCGCCGCAGGAACAAATCGAAACTACGACTACACAATTTTCTACTCCAAAGGAGCCTGGTATGAACCTGACCTTAGAACAGCAGGTGTCTGATTTGACATCTAAGGTTACTGAGCTTTCCGCAAAAGTAACCACGCTTGAATCTGAAAAAACCGAACTGCAGACAAAATTGACAACTGCTGAAACCGAAAATTCGACACTGAAGGCAGCCGCAAAAAGAAAAGAGTTTTCGGAGTTCTGTGACGGGCGAATATGATTCGGGGGCCGAAAAACGGGATGCATCAAAACCGTTCGTTCAAACAGAACCAGGGCAGAAAATCTTTGATGTGCTCCGGGATGTGGCAGCCAGCAGGGGCCTTGTGTTCTACTGTAAAGCTAACGGAGGGCTTGTGTTCAGAAAGCCCCGCGGTCGTGGAAGAACACGCTTTTCGATCCGGGTTAATAGTGAAGAACAGAACAACTCTATTATGAAAGGGGAATGTGGAGAAGATATTACATCCAGGTATTCCAGGTACACAGTGCTTACCCAGGAGCAGGGGGAGGATTGCGAGCCAGCGGCGATAAACGCGATCGCAACTGTGGAAGATGATTCATTCCCTTTCAGGGATACACTTTACAAACCATATGTAGAGGCGATTTCTGATGATAAGGGGTCGGTGAAGAAAGCCGCACAGCTGCGGATGGAGCATGCGAGGATGCTTTCAAATACTGTTAATTACACAGTTAAAGGACATTCACAGAACGTTTACAACTGGTCAATAGATGAACTGGTCAGGGTGGATGATTTTGAGCTGGATATCCACACTGATATGCTGGTTTACGGGCGGACTTTCAGCGGTACTGCCGGCGGGCAGATAACAGATCTTAAACTTGGCGTTCCGGGACTTGTAGCATGATCTCTTTAATTCGCGGTATCGTCACAAAATTCACATCCAGGGCTGGCAAGCTTGCAACCTTTTCAGCTACTGGCCGCACAGAGGAATCGTTCAAGGATAGAGTTGCGATGCAGCAGTTCGGATTTGCATCAGCACTTCCCAAAGGAACTGAAGCCTTACTTTTAAAAAAAGGTCAGAATGTCTATTTGATTGCATCTGAAAACAGGAAATTCAGGATAGCTCTCGAAGAAGGTGAGGCCGCTATTTACAATGACAAGGGAGATAATATTGTACTGAAAAAAAAACATACTATTGAGGTAAACACGATTGGACCGGCATCAAAGGTTATTGTGAACAGCATTTCTGTGGAGCTTGGTGGAGCATCTGTAAACCCGCAGGAAGGGGTTCTGACCGGGTTGTGTCCATGCCTGGCGTATGGTTCTTTGCACGTGCCTTATTCGACCAGAGTAAAGGCTAAGATGGCATGACAAATGTTGAGGATATAAAGGCGCTTGTACGGGCCAGAATCAACGCATACATAGCAGCAAATCCGGGAGTGCCGGGAATTGCGTTTGTCCATGGCGATTATCTGATTGAGGAAATTTTAGATGATCTTATCGGCAATACAAAGGTCAAAGCGTTCTGGGATCCTACAGAAAGCCTTCCGGCGGATCCGCAGGAGCTCGATCGGTATATCGCTTCCGCTACCGGCAGCGGCTGAACCGAAAATAACGCATATACCAGGATCGGCAGCGATTGGCTTGAAACTGTTTTCGCGCCCGGTATTATGGTCTGTTATGTCGAGAGTGAAGACGAGTGGTATGGAGCGTACATTGACGGTTGGAAAAAGCTCGGAAGCGGCGCATCGGCACAGCAGAATCCGCTTCCAATCGGTACAAATTCGAGGCTTAAGGAATATATAGTAAACGGGAAAACTGAACTGTGGATAGAACTGCGGGAAACGGAGGCCAGCTCATGGGTAAAAAAAGCGCGCTATTTCTTTTAATTTTAACCAGCATCCTTTTTGCTGGAACGGAACTTGACGGCCCGGTTTTTATCGTTGGTGATGATCCTGGAATTTAAATAGGAAAAATGCCACTGTCTCCCACCACTCCGGAATCTGTGCTTGTAAAGTTGAATACCAGTCGAATCGGTGTGTGGCCGTTTGCCGGGCTGATTACGATTCACCAGCACGATAGTATTTATTATCGGGAGGCAGAAATAGATGCTTTACTCGCAGGAAAATCAGATAACGGGCACGCACATGCTGCAACTGACATTACATCGGGCACCCTTTCAACAAGCAGATATTCAGCATATTCAGATTTAACTGCTGAAAACAAAATCGGAACCGGAGCCTCACAGGTTTCCGCAGGTGATCATTTACACACGGGATTGTATTTACCGCTGTCCGGCGGAACTCTCACTGGTGATTTGTCAATAAGTAAATCTGGCGCAGCTACATTAAACATTCTGGCTGACACAGATAATGTGACCGAAACGGATACCGCCCTGCTGCTCTTGCAACAGGATGGTGAAATAAACTGGCTCAAACTGGGTATGGGTGCGAATAATAACCCATTTATTCAGTCCAGTGATGGACCGGTATTTAATTTTAGAGCAAGTGACGGAACAGATTATCCTATATGGCACAAAGGTAATTTGACTGGCGCTGTATCTACAATAGATGACGCGAACCTTACCGCAAACAGGGTTTTAATTTCAAACTCCTCTGGCAAAGTCGCTGTGAGTGCTGTAACCAGCACAGAGCTTGCACGGCTTGATGGCATTGACGATGCAGTTAATCACGGGACTGGAACAGCCAATCGAATAGTTAAATACACAGACGCAAACGGAGAAACCGGTAATTCAACCATCGATGACGATGGAGATACTGTCACTGTATCTGCTGATTTAATTGTCAATGGGGGACCGGCGATCGGGAGATTGAAGCTGACCAACAATAGCGGCGGGGTCGGTGAAATTCTTTTTGGTGACTCATCAAGCAACGCTGCACACATATTGGGATACACGTCTGGTACAGGGTCCAGCAAACGGGGGTATATCTTTATCCACCATGGATGGCAGGGCGGTCTGGTGGAAATATCAAGCCCGTTACTATGGAACACGAGTATTCGTGGACGCGTGATATTCGACAATTTAGAATCTGCTTTTACCTTATTGGATCCACCATCAAATGAGATAGACCTATCTGGCATTACTAAGGATACAATTGTAGACGTAACCAAATGTTCGATTTATAAGCTGACCGGGCTTGCAAGTTGTTCCAGAAAAATGATACTGGGTACTAACTATGCTGTTGACGGGCAGCGGGTAATAATAACTCGAGAGGTTGGAGCTGCTCCGTTGTGTGCCAATGTCTGGTACGGAAGGGCTCGAAGTGGAGCATACGGATCTGATTCCGGAACTGTAAATATTCCAGCAGGGCAAGCACGGGAGTTCTTGTATTCATCGAGCTATGGCGGATGGCTTTTATTAGGCGGTAAATAATGGATTTCCTTTTAACACCTGATCTCAACGGGAAATTGCAAATGTCCTTCGACGCTGTGTTTGACTGCAGGAATAATATTTACCTCAGTTTACATATTAAAATAGGCTCCCAGTTTTTTGATAAAAATTACGGGAGCAGGCTTCATGAAATTAAATCCAATTTAGATAGCTCGCTGCGCCTGGCTGAAACCTTCACCGTTGAAGCCTTGCAGTGGATGGTAAAAATAGGAAAGCTGAAAAGCTTTGAGGTAACAGCGCAAGCAATTACCGATGGTATCGAGCTTGACATTCAGGCGGTTTCATCTTATGGCAATATCGTTCCTTACATCTATTACCACAGGATAAAATAAGATGTTTGCAAGAGATTTTAATGAGCTTTTAAACACCATATTAACGATGTATAAAAACATGACTCCAATTGAGATGCTGGATGTCATGAAGCTCAAACAGGAACGCCCGGAAATTTATGCCGCTTACCTTACCCAGGCACGCCCGGATTGTTCGGAGGGCTCGATACTGTTCATGCGGGCTGCCGCGCTGGCATCGATGATCTATGGCATCTTGAAAAGCGCTGATAAAGTAGTTGACCAGTTCTTTGTAGATACGGCGATCCGGAAATACCTGGAACGGCAGGCCGCAGATTATGGAGTTATTTCCACAGGTAAAACAGATGTGCTCTTAGCAGCTGAACTCAAAGCAAAGAAAAGTGGCCGCAAAATGGGCGGAAACCGTTACGACTATATAGACTGGGCAAAAGAGGTTTCTCTTGATTATGTCGTAGCAAACCCTGCATCCGGCCAGTTAACAAATGATGGTTTCGCGGAATTCACCGCTGCAGCCTGCATCGATTCTGCCACAGTTGCGAAAGCCTGGAGCACTGATGCTATTGAAGCCGGGGCAAGTATCAGCATCGATCTGGAATTAATCAGGAGAGCTTATACAAAGCTCAGGTTGTTTCTTTCCGGCGCCGAATCTGAAACGGCTTACGAGATTTCTTTTTCCGACAATAAAACAGACTGGACAGTCGCAGCCCAGATTACTCCGGCCCTTGCAGGGTGGAATGAGGTTTCCTGGACAATTAATGCCGCGCATTGATACTGGAAACTGACTCTTACAAGTACAGACCTTTCGGGGCCGTTTGTTACAGAAATGGAATGGTCGGAAGGACCGGAAAGAGTAGTCGATGCGCTAGTATATCCGCTTGCCCAGGGAGAAGGCACTTTTGATGTGGTCATTATTTCAAACCTTGCAAGAGGAATCGCCTCGCAGGATCTGCTTGATGCCGTTTATGCAAAGCTTGACGAAAACAGACCTGTTGTTGCTGGTTTCAGCTGGGGGCTGAGAGTATTAACCGGGCAACTGGTGTGCCAGGATATCGTGATAACTGGATCCGGGGTGAACTGGGATACTGAAAAAACTGTCGAGGATATCTTTGCCTACACAGAATTGTTAACGATCGGGCAGACATTATACCTTGCACAACTTCAGTCAATCGCTATCCAGAACGGTGCCGAAACCGCACTGGTTACATCACCAGCAGCAGATATCACACCATTGGTTAACGAAGCCGCTGGAATTTACCAGGTAATCAGACCAGGGGATGTGACGATAGCATGAGACACTTTGATGCCATAAAGAAATTGATTCCTCTTGAGCTTGGCATAATGGCTGATGAGGATATGAAAATAGAAGGGCAGATGCTTGACATGGCCAATGATACCTTGCAAGCTTCATTGAATGAATTATCACCTGAAACAGCAGTAATGACGTTAGACAGATGGCAAAAGGAATATGGTGTAATATTAAACAGCACAGATAATGCCGCAAGAAGAAAAGCTGTAATTGCCAGAATGCGGGAGCTGGCTTCATCATCAGAGGGATCGCTTCGGAGGGGTATTTATGTTGCTATTGCGGATGCTTTAGGCTATGAAGTTGAACTGCTTGAATCCGCTGAAATGTTCCGGGCTGGTATCAACATGGCCGGAGATCGCGTTTATGAACCATCACAATTATTTGTGTTAACAGTTGTAGTGCTCGGGGAAAGCAGTGCTGACGATCTGGAGGAATTGTTTACAGATATAGTTCCTCCCTATATAAAACTTGAATTCGAATATGTTTAAGGAGTAGAGCTATGCCTGAAAAAACTGATTTTTCAAACGGAACCATTGTCACACCAGAATGGCTGGATTCTGTATACTTAACAAATGGCGGCCACAGGCATGATGGTGCAGATGGCGATGGGCATGCCGGGCAAGATCAGTTTGCCTACAGATGTTGTTGGTCAACTCTCTGCGGAAAACCTGGGGGACCATCATCATAATGGAGTGCAAATATCAAAGATCAACCCGATATCCGAAATAGCTGGAGTGGCTGAAGGGGCATTTCTTTTTCATTTTAACAATGACGAGTTTACAGTTCCTCAAACAATATCGGTTTTATGGAAATCTGAAGCTGGTACAGCTGATAACTCTAAAATTGTGCGGCTTACATTTCCTGAGTTTTCAGCCGAATCCGCAGCCTTGTCAATGGGCAATACGTTAGTTAGCGTTGAATTGCCTGAAGAATTACGACCCATCGACGATATCTATATCCCGGTTATGGTCAGGTCAAATGGGAACATTGCAACCGGGGGAATTCATATTTTTGCAACTGGGCAAATCGAATTTCAGATAAATGATGATTATATAGGGTTTTCAACAACAGGGTTAAAGGGGTTCCCGGCCTTTGTTATTCAGTACCCGGTTTACCCTAAAGTGCCGCAGTAATGGTTTCACAGGCAACTGATGCCAGAACCGGAGTACAAATTACAGCCGCAAAAAACCAGGCTGGTTACGCATCGAAAATACTGGACCCCGGCTGCTTGATAGCCTAA